GAAAAATTGTTCAGGATGGGAGAAGTCAAAGCCAACTTTCTAGAGACAGTAAAGTTTCTAGAGCCACTATACAGTTTTATCTGAACGGAGGACGCAAGGAACCAAGAATCAGCAGCTTGTTTGGATTAATCGCTGCACTGTATGGTGAGGATATGGAGCATTGGTATGTTTATTATTCAGCGATGATTACCAAAGAAATGATGGATGCGCGTAGACAGAACAAATAGATACCGTTATACTATCTATGGTTGTTTTGAAAACGTTTTAGTTTTCTAAGTAGCGAGCCGGTGTTTGTCCTCGGGCTCGCTACTTTTATATTTAGTGGTGGTGGTGTATGAATAGTTTTCCATGTGATAGTCTGGGTAGATGGATATCACACGCATTAGCCCGTAATGGAGTGTCTATACACAGGGCAGCCAAACTATCAGGACTACACCACAACACATTGAAGACCGCTATAGATGGCGAGTCACATATGCATATGTTGAACCTGGTAGCGGTGATAGGTGTAATATCAAACTGCGAAGGCCGATCGCCTGCTGAGGTTATGCAGGAGGCAGTGTTGTCTATACGAGAAATACAACTCATGGAACAACGCTATACAAACAAAAAGACTGGAGCGAAACGCCCCAGCCCAAATTGAGAGAATCAATTTACAATACAGAGTAGTTTTTTATTAACGCTGTTGTTCGTCTACGTCAATCAACTCTTTAAGAATTTTGTACAACAACTCTAATAGGTCTTGTACCAGTTCTTGACGTTCGTCTTGTGTCAATCCACCACGCGAATGTTGGACCAACTTACGAACAAACATGACCAACTCTGGTGTTAATGCTAATAAATCTTGATTCATCTTCTTCTCCTTTTTACTGGGGTTACTCTTTTGCCACGGCCAACCCTAGACTTTTGAGTCACCTTGGAGCGATATTGCCCCTTGGACATCTCAGAACGTGTCTTGGGTGTTTTACTACTAACACGTTTACTAGGTCTGCAATATGGTGTTCCCTTACGCGCTGTGCCACATGGCTTACCTGACTGGTCCTTCCAACCTTCCTTCTGCCAGCGTTTTAAACTGGATCCCTTCTTGGTCTTGCGAACCTGGCCTTTCTTCTTGCGACACTTGGCTATGGCCTGACTGGCCCTAGCACTGGGAAAAACTTTGTAAGAACTTTTAACCTTGTTGTAGCATGCATCTTTCTTACTCATCGCCTACTCTTCTTGCCTGCGCACTTCCATTTCTTTCTGGACAGATTGTTTGGACTGTTAGGATTGTTGCGTTTCTTGGCCGACAAACGCTTTTTGATTCCGTAGCTTCTGGCACAGTATGAATCACCTTTCTTGGTTCCTGCTTGTATACGATCCTTGCCACTCTTTGACTTGCCTGCTTGCCCATAGGACACCTTCTTTTTGCGGCCAGTCTTTGGATTCTTAACAACCTTGACAAATCGTTTACCCCTAGAAGGCTTGGCTTTTTTACGTGGCATTATCAACCCTGATTAGTGACGCTTTAATTTCACTTATTATTGTACTCAATGTTGCAATGCTTTGCTCCAATAAAGACATTCTTTTATCTAAATTGTTTACATCATTAACAAGTTCATTGCGAACGGTTTCCTCACGGCTTTGCAAATCTCGGATGACTTGGTCATACCTGTTACGCAACTCTTCCTCTTTGCGCTCTTGCTTCACTTCCCGTTCATCGGCACGTCTTTGTAAATCTTTGTTCTGTTGATATAGGAATACAGCAAATGCTAGGTTAGCCCCGCCACTCATCAACATGTTCATCACTTCCGCTTCCATCATATACTCCAAACAACAAAGGGGTCTTACCGTAGTATAGACCCCTTTGGACAGATAGTCTAACAGATTATCCGAAGAACAATACTGTGAGTGTGTCAGTAGACGCTGGGGCAGCACCCATTGTTACTTGACCAACACCACCAGTACCACCAGAAGCACTAACTGTATATTGATCAGTACCTGGGGAACTTGCTACTTTCTCAATAGCGACACCATTCAAGTATACAATAGTACCTGATACCAACTGAGAATCAATCGCACTAGACAAATCAAATGCGGTCTTAGAACCGTTCTGACCTGACAATGAACTGTACTTTGGAGCAAATGAAAGTTTGGCACCAGTTACTTGATCATCAGCAATAGAAGATGTTGATACGCCATTGGCAGCAATAGACAAACCGTCAGATGTACTAGCAAGTGAACTTCCGTCCAACTTAACCTGCAATACCCCACCGTTGTCCTGTAGCCCATTACCAGTGTTTAATTTGTCAGCAGGGATACTACCAGCCAATTTAGCAGCAGTAATAGATCCAGCCAATTTTGCATTGGTAATCGCATTGTCAGCCACAGCTGCTGTAACTACAGCATTGTCTGCAATCTGAGCAGAATCGACACCATCGTCTGCAATCTTAATACCGTTTGAACCAAGAGCAAGTGTAGACCCGTCAAGATCAATAGTCAATACTTGTGAACTTAATGCAAGACCATTACCAGCAACGGTAGAGGACAATACCAACTTACCACCTGCTTCTCCAAACGCACTGTCAAGTTGCAGTTTGTCGGCAGGTATGCTTCCACTCAATTTCTGTGCTGTAACTGCAGCATCTGCAATCTGTAATGTTCCAACACCTGCAGTGTTAATCTTAAGACCATTAGAACCAGTTACCAAACTACTTCCGTCTAGGTTAACAGCAAGGTCAGATACAGTAGCAGAACCATTGTATGACGTGATTGTAATACCACCAGTTGCAGCAGCAGACAAAGCATTCAATGCTCCACCAAGTGATACGCCTGAGATGGTGCTGTTTGCGAGTTTATTATTCGCCACAGACCCAGCCAACATAGCATTGGTAATACCACCGGCCTTAACGCGCAATGCATCCGAATCAACCTCGATAGATGAACCATCTACTTCAACATCCAAGCGATCACCAGTTTTGCTTAATGCTGCTCCAGCAGTAATATTAGAAGCACCTGTGTACTGACTGAAAGTTAAGTCGTTTGTACCAACAACATCTGCACCTTTGTTTGAAGTACAAACAAATCCCATATCTCCATTAGCAGTACCTTGCTCAATAAACATTGACGCACCAGCAGCATCACTACCAGCAGCCATGTCTGACGAGCGCGACCATGAACCAGCACTGCACAAGTAGATACCGTTCTCTTTGCTATCTGACTGGTCCTTGACCAAAATTCTGTCTCCAGCAGATACTGATACACCATCAATAGTTTGTGTACCTGACAGTGTAATGTTACCTGTCGTAGCAACTTTACAACTATCCTTTGGATCAAGTCCTGCTGCAACCGAATCTACATATCCTCGCGTTGCGACTGCTTGTGTGTTGGTATCTGATCCAGTATATCTAACTTGGCCAGAAAAACTGTAGTTGGATGAACCATCAAGTTTGGTTGCATCAACTGCATTGTTACGTATTTGTTCTTTCTTAATAGTGACTGCCATGGTGGGCTCCTACTTTTCGATAAATATAACGATGAGATTGTCATCGTTTGTGGGTGTGAAATCTGTTGAGAATGTAGTTTGGGTGTCTTCAGTAATCTCCGTTGGAGTTTGCTGTAGACCATTCCAATATACCTGAAGTGTTGCAGCTTTGTAGGGCACACTTATTGTAAAACTTTGTGCGCTTCCGTTACACTGACTGGTAAGGTTTTCTTGTTTAAGATTGACAGAACCGCCCCCACCTTCAGGTTCGAAGGGATTGGCGACTGGCATTACTCAACCCACACAATACTACTGTTAGCAAGCGTACAGGTTCCTTGGTCAATCTTTATAAAGATATAAATCTTATCAAGGTCAACTGAATACAGGTCAAACAATGGTGTGAACAATGGCAACTTAAACTCATATACAGAAACACCACTATTGGTTGTAGTCAGGCCCAAGGCCAACTGACCAGCAGTATCTGGAAAGAATGTTAAGTCTCCATCTGCATCGCATGTAGCACGCAACGTAACTGTGGGTGTAGCACTACCACCTGCAATGTTTGTAACTCGAATATAGAACCCTTCAACCTTATCCTGGAAGGACTGACCCTGGTCTAAACTAGATGTGTTGTCTAGCAATGAGTGAACGTGTACCTTCGCCTTATCAAACGAAGTTCCTACATTATTCACAACTTGAGTGACATTACTATTATGATTAAATCTTCCAAACTTTGGCATATCTTCTCCATCTTCTACCGATATGTTTATAAAAGATATCAAGCCCCCCTTTTGATCCGCCAAGATTGTAAGGGCTTGATAATAAAAACCATATGCTGCTATTGCAACATGATAACTATACAAAGATTACAAGGCTTTGTCAA